GATATTTATTTTTTTATCAGCTTCCATGAGCAACACTTTAGTGTGGATATTTTCATCTAACTGCTTTTGATGCTTTTCTATTATCTTTGCGTTCATCTCAATTAACATTAGCATCTCTAAATTTTTAGGTGTTTGTTCTGCTTTTTTTAACAAGTCCGCTTCCATTAATTGTTTAGATGTTTCAAGATTATTTAATCTTTCTACAATACCAAAATAACCCCACACCCCTACAGCAATAACAATAATAATGCTGATAAGATTTCGCATTGGCATAGCAATAGATGTCTGGTCACTTATCTTCATTAAAGAACTCCTCTTTTCTTTTATCAGCTTCTATCTCTCTTATCCATCGTTTTGTTTCTGGATCTTCTGGGTCTTTGGTCACAAATGATTTTTGCATATAATCTAAAAAGATAATCAAAGTCGCTAAAAATAACAACATATCAATCATTTGAACTGGTCCTTATTTGGAAAGTTGTTTTTAACATGATCTAAAAATTCTTTATCGGTAATACATTTACAATAACGTCTGGGTCTTTGATATAAAATTCTCCATAATTTATTCTCCCATTTTGAGACTCTGGGAAGTAATATTCTGGCTATAGCTTTTTTAATTTTGTGCATACAAATAATACAATTCATACTCTACCTTGCTTGTTGTATTTTTTATTCTGTAATTTAAAGGATTTGTTTGGCGACTTACTATGTCGTCCTGGTCTTTTTATTCTTTTTCTTTCTAGCGGTGCGTACTCTTTTACTTTTCGTGCCATAACCTAATCCTTGCTGTGATTTCAAAGTAATCTTTGTACCAAATGTTTTACTAAACATTTTTGCGATTTGATTACTCATTACTTACGCTTTATCAGATCAGTAGCTTTCAGTCCATAGACAGATGCTATGACACCTACAAAAATTGTTTGATACCAAAATGGCATTTGTGAAAAATACTCAAAAAACAATTTCATTTTCTCCATGTGTGTTGGGTCATCTGACCACACCGCAAAACCTAGCATCACGATTGGCACTGAAAGTAAAATCAAGATGAACTCGTCTTTCCAGTCTGATTGTCTAGCTTCTAAAAGTTTACCTTGATACTCCGCCTCACCATTTGCCATCTTCTCAGCGTGTCTCATCTGAGCATCTGCCATAAGCATCTTTGTCTTTTGTCTATTTTTATAAATATGACTACCTGCTTGAGCTGCTAATTTTATTGCACTTAACCACATATTACCAAGGTTTATAATCTACTTTCCCATTTTCATCTCTAAATGCTCTGAGACTTTGTTTTCTGTTTTTCTTGCCGACATACGACACATGAATCCACCCACTATTGGGTTCATCTTCACCTTTCCAGAACTCTAAAATGAGTTGGTCAAAGTCAAGATTATTTTTAATCCATAATGCAGTATCATAATTGGAAACGCCAATAATTTCAAGGTCTGCTGCTTGACCTTTTGCGTGTTGGCTATTTATACTAGAACCAATGGCTAAGCAAAGTTCAGCACTACGATAGCCTGAAGTAATAATGACTGGACTTTCATAGTGGTTACGCAAAGGTTGAAGTACAGATTCTGCAAGTTTTTTTAATGCATCAATGTGGTCACTAGATGGATTGTTGGGTATTCCTTTTCTCTCAGCAACCTGAGATTTAGTAAGTTCATTTAAGTTAAAGTTTTCTGTAAGTTTCATTTGTTTTTAAATTTACGTTTTGCAACTTGATAAATTTCTCCTTGTTCAGTTACATATAATATTTCTACATCTAAATCTTTTTGTTGTTGTGTAGGTGAGCGATTGATTCTTGTGCCAGGTCTACAGCGATGCGATTGTTGCTGTCTAAGTGATACAGTTTTAACATCATATTTCCTATACTCCTTAGTTTTAATATTATAGGTAATAATGTCAATAGGACCTAACCCATCAAGGGGTGTAAATACAATAATATCATCTTGTTTTGCCAGATAAGACTGTGCAAGAAGCTGAGATATAATACCTTTCCTGTGTTTTACATTCATGTACTTATAGTTGTATAACTATATTTAGTACAATGTAAATGTTAGCCTACTAGATGTGGATGTTTAATCAAAATATTGCAATACTGCAGTGATGATACCTGCAAGGAAAATAAGAATCCATACTGCACCTTTACCTTTATTCAAATCCTCTTTAATTTTCTTTTGCTCTTCTTTGAGATCCCTAATCTCTCTGCAAATAAATTCTAGTTTTACTTCTATTCCTGATTGATCCATAATTTACCTTGCGTTATTTGGTACTCCATTAGAATTTACAAAAGGTGCTTTGGCTACTGCGTAAATTAGATAATTTCTATTACCATTAAATCCATCATTTGTACCCCTAAACTTTATGCCATTAGATACAAAATCGCAAATATCAGCAGATGTGTTTTCTGCATTTGAATTTTGTGGAAATAATCTTGCATTCATTAAATTTCTTGGACTACGTTTGTTATCTATCATGTGCCATGGGTCGGTAGATGTAATATCTTTTATAATGGCAAATGCAGGTTCAAAACCGAGGTGTACGTATCTACCATTTGAATTACCATTTCCAGCATAAGAAGATACAGCACTATACCCCTTAACACTGTGAAAACAATATGCTACAAAGGTGTTAGTATTTCCATTTGCATCACCTTCATTTCCTAATGTGACTAAAGTTGAACTAGGAGCAGTGCTGTTAAATATTGAACTTGCTGATGCTGGTGCGTTTCCTAAATTAACATTTATTACTTTATTAAAAGTTGAATCCACTGGCGTTGCTCCAACTCTCCAATTACCAGTAGTCCCTCTTGATTTTAACCAAACCATTTCAGGTGCAGAAGATAATCCATGTCCAAAAGTTGCACCTGATGTTCCATTACCAGTGTAAGTCGCTATACTAAATCCAGCAGTTTGATTTGCACTTACTGAACTTGTAATTGTTCCATTTGTATTTGATGATGCAGAACCACCAGCTTTCCAGTTCCATGCTACATACGTTGCACTATTTTGATTCCAATATGCTTTATCACCTGATGCCTCTGATCCATCTTCAACTCTAAAACCATCTGATAAAAAGGCACTTAGAAAACCAAAACGATCTTGTGCGTTTGAACCTTCAATACCTGTGGTATTTGTTGCTAATTCTGAATCTTGACCAGCACCTCTAACAACATCTAATAAATTGTGACCTGCGGCGTCATCTCTTCTGCGACCCCAGACCCAATCAGGTTGAAAACCTACTCCAGTTATATCCCTAGAATCAGCATCATCACCTGTCCATTTAATGGTGTTAAAGTATAAACCAGGATCATCAATAGTTGTATAAGCCATTATCCGTACTCCGCTAAGTTTTTAGAACATAACGCAAAATAACCAGAAGGTACAGAGTATTCAAAATTACCATGTCCGTTTGCATCTGCGTTGCCTGATGAAATTGAAAATGGTGGACTACCAAAATTACAAGATATTAACGATCTACCACTAGAAGAAGATAAATCTCCAACAGCAAAAAAATAAGCACCCTCTGTTGAATTTGCTATAGTAGTTATTGTAATAGCACTTGTTGGTGTAGATTGATTGAAATTACCAGAACCATCTCCCCATTGACCATTTTTACCAAAATATAATTGATTATTATCTACATCAAGTGCAACTTGACAAATATCTCCAACCGAAAAAGCAGACCCATAAGCACTTGCACTATTATTATTTGATTGTTGTCCATCAAGAAAACGAATAGCAAAAGATCCCGCTGATCTTCCTACATTATTACCATTCCTAGCATCTTCTGCTGGTGAATGAGTTACACCAACCATTTCTTTTTCTTCTCCACCTGTTTCAGCAGATTTAAACTCAGCATACCATTTTCCAGAACTAACTCCTATAGTTGATGTTCCACCAAATTTCGCAGAGTCACTTGTACTGCTTATAAGATTACCTTCTGAAAATGTTGGTGCGTTAGATGTTGGCACATTTAGTGGATTTAATGTTGCAAAATTATTTGTGCAAGTATCTGTTCTTTGATCTGTTGCAACTATATTGGTAACAGAGTGATGTCTATTGTTTCCTGAAGTATCTGCTCCTATACCAGAACTATTTGCACTTGATCCACTTTCTTTAAATTCAAGTAAAAATCCATTGTTACCAAAAGTAAGTGTAGAAAGAGATATTGGTTTAAATACAGTTGGAGTATCTGTATCAAATTCTCCAAATGAAGTTTGATCTAATTGTTGTCCATCAACAAAAGCAAACTCACAAAAAGTTCCTTTGATATGGTTTCCATCATTTGTTGCTGTTCCGCCCACATGAAAAACTAAACTGTTTTCATTCCATTGAGAAGCGTAATCCTGTGCTGGATAATTTTCTGCGGCAAATGAAGTAACTTGTGATCCATTAATATATAATTTTAATCTATTAGAAGCTGTGGCTTGACTTGTGTCTACTGCCATAATAATATTATAAAAAGCTGAAGGATCTCTTAAAACTTGCGAAGTTCTAAAATCTAATTTTGTACTACCACTTTCGTTTTCAAATATTCCAAGAGTTCCATCATTTCTTAAATACATATACGCTTGATTATTACTATCAGAAAAATAACCAAATATGGGTCTATCTCCACCTGATGTCGGGAACTCATGTATTTTTATCCAAAAAGAAATAGTAAATTTTTTAGTATTGGTTGGTGTTGTATTAGTTATTGATGTCTTTGCATCAGCACCAATAAAATATGAAAAAAGTGCTACTCCTGTTTCTTTAATAGAGTTTGTACCTAGAATTAATGGTGCGGACATTAGTTCTCCAATACTGGGAATTGTCCTAGTGGTCTTGTTACACTTCCATCTTCTTGCTCAGTGTAAGTATATAAAGTTTTAAGAGCATCAACATCAACCGCATTGTCAATCGCTGTTTCCATTTCATTTGATTTGGCTCTAACTGCTGATCTAAATGTTGTAATATTTGATGGTACAGAATAATCCTCAACTTCTGTTGCTTTGACAACATACCAATCTGTGGGTGCTAATAAACCTTCAGCTTGTTGTTTCACAATTCTTTTCTTTTGTGTTTTTAATCCCTCAGTTTTTACAT